TAAACCCATTTACACCAATATCATTTTCATTACCATGTTCGTCAAATAACTTGTTTGCTTGTTGCCAAATCATTGCAAATGTATCGTCGTCACTGTTAGGTGTTGATGTAATAATACATTTACCACCAGTTGCCAGTGTAGGAGATAGTGCTGTCCAAAACTCTTTAGCAATGGTGTTACGCACAAAAGCAAACTCGTCTAAGTAAATTAGTGTTAAGGACATACCACGTCCAGTGTTTTCTGTTGTTGTGCTACTAACAATTCTGCTACCATTATCAAAATCAATAGAGAATCTATTATAGTTTACAACACCTGCACGAATATGATCTGGACAACTTTCGTATGCATACCTTACACGTTGCATAATCTCACTTGCGCCTTGTTGTTTATGTGCCGCAACTAATATTGTACTGTCAGGTTTAAACATTGCATACCACAGCAAGTAACCTGCGGCTACAGTGGTTTTACCCATCTGTCTGCCCAGCATGTTAATACTGAATCTATAATTATTATAATTCTCTACAAGGTCTTCCTGGTAATCATAAGGATCCATTTTCATTGCACCCTTTACAGGATGCTGAATCATCATATGTTCTTTGATAAAATACATTGGCCCGGTCACAGGGTCACAACATGCCTGAAAATCTTTTAGTTGATCGGCATCGTATTCTGTTTTAGAATAGCCTTGTTTTACTAGACTGGTATCTGCTGAGCCTTTTGCCATACTACTATTTATACTGCTGTTAGAAGACCTTACAGCATTTCTAGTTGCGGTTTAGCAGTTAGATTGTATGTTTGTACATAATCTGTTAAAAAGTCTGCTATTGCTATATGTCCTACTTGATCGGGATGAATACCTATAGGATCTACAGAATATTTTAAACTGTAATCGATTCCTGTAAATGTATTAGTCGGTATCATTCTATGAAATCTCATATACTTTCTGTAGTATCTATCCATTAGGTCTTTAAATTGTTTTTGTCTACCACCAATCCAAAATGTCATATGAGGTATATTGTTTTCTAATAAAAACGCATCTAATTTTTCTACAACTTCTTTTGTAACTTCTAAATTTGCTAATGGCGACTGTTCACGATGTAAGGCAAATTTTCTTTCTTGCCTATGCCTAGCAATATCTCCTTCCATTACATCTTTCATTGAAATTTGTTCTGCATAATTATCTGTACCTAGGTAGTCTATGTCTTTTTGCATTTTTACATAAATTGTTTGAAATGGTTCTGATTTCTTATTTACTAGTGATCTTTCACTTCTAAATGCAATAGGCTTTACAATAAAATCATCTTCTTTTATTTTGCTTAAACCTTTTAGCGAAACAGGATCAAACTCTCTGTAACTAGGGTCTGTTAATTCTATAATTATAAAAAGATCTTTAAAACTGCCATATTTGTCTAAGTACTGTTCACAAAATCCAACAGTATCAGTATATGTCATTTCAATAGGTTTTGCTAGAATGGAATGATTCCATAAATTTTGTACATTGTTCTTATTTGCAAAATGTTGCACCCAACTTAGTGTATCAGTGATTACATCTTTAGATGTTATTACAGGTATTTCTTGTTTGCCACCATGCCAACCTGTGGCGAAGGAACAACCGTTTACAAAAAGATCTTTCATAAACAGTATTTATTAGGATAGTTTTTTTGCTAATTTATCTTTGAGTGCGTTAATGATAACACTTTTATCAGTGGTGTAACCAGGCATTTTTAAAATACTTGGTCCTTTTGGTTCTTCATCTGAACATGCATCACATGGTTCTTCAGGCTCGACTTCCATTTCAGGCTCGTCGACTTCTTTGTCTTGTGGTAATGTAATGCCTGCAAGTTTAAGAACATCATGTAGTTCTTGCATACTTTTAGCATTAGCACTAATAGTTACACTAGCATCGCCTTTGGATTTAGTTTTGCTGTATGTAACATTTTCACTTTCTTCTTCCTGGCTAGGCATTACAAATACACCTTCCATTAGGTTAAGAAGTTTTTTATTTAAATCTTTATCGTTCATTATACTCTACCGGAACCTGATTGTGAAATTGTAGTAACTTGCTTAGATTGTTCTGCGCCTCTGCCCATGTTTGGTTTGCCCATCATGTCATCGTGCATTACTCTAAGATTGTCTCCCATAATTTCGTCCTTGCTAGGATAGTTACGGAAATAGTCTGCACCTTTTTCTGCTTTAATTTTTTGAAGCTCTGCTAAAAACTTAGCATTATATTCTTCACCAAATACAGCATAGTCTACATCTTCATTTTCGTTTTCGTAATGAGCCATTTCTTCTTTTGCAAGTTCGGCATCTTCTTCAGAAACAAATCTATCTTCGTCTGCTTCAAGTCTTTCAGCCGCCATATCAGATTCTAAACGTCTTGGTTCTTTAACACCTTGACATATAACTCTTTCATGATCTATGCCCATGTTAACTGCTAACCATACTTCTAAAATTCTTTCGTTTACAGGATATTTTAAAATAATGTCTGAACTACAAACTTCACTAGTAAAAGATGCACCTTTGGCTCTTTGGAATTCAACTGGATTTTCTTGAATAGGTTGTCTTTTAAATGGTGTTGCACTTACAAGATTATATTTTGCTAGACACTTTTCTAAAACGTCCATTTCGTTAGCACCACAGTCGTGTGCAAACTTGACTCTATAGCCATATTCTTTTTTAAATGATTCTGTTATATAATCTTTAAGGTTCATAGAAAACTCCATCTTACACACTTATTTATCATTTTGATTAATTATTTTAAGTAACTCGTTTCTATCGTAAACTGTGGCTTTAACATCATCATCGCTATTACCAGTTTGTTTGTCTAGTCTAGCCTTTTTAATCATTAAATCTACTTGTTGTAATTTCGCTTTTGTTTTAGCATCGCTGGCCTCTAATGCTATTTTAAGCATATTACTTGCTTCAGCAAATACTTTACCAGCGGCCATATCACTTACATTCATACCTAAGTTCATAAGTTGCTCGTAACTGTCTATTGCTTTTTTGCCAATATCGTCCATTTCACTTTCGTGTGTTTCTAATCCACGAATTTCTTTGAATGCACTATTAATTTTATCGCTGATAGAGATTGCTTCTTTAACTTCAACAATCTCATTTTTAGATTCTTCTATCGTAGGAACTTCTTCAGGCTCATCTTTGCCTAACACTTCCTCTATTGGCGGTAAATTAAATTCTTCTTCTAGTTTTTTAGTCATGTTAATATTTATCAGACATCGCTGACCCAGTGTGAATAATTTTGCATTATATAATATGCAACATTTTTATGTCCTTTTGCATCTAAATGCGATCTACTCCATTTAAACTGAGGTGTTCTTAAATAATCCCAATAATTTTCCATAAAACCTGCAAATGCAAATACATCTATATCTAAAAACTCTCTAAGTTCTTCTGTATTAGGTACATGATGCATAGGTGCTATACACAACAATTTGATATTATGTTTGTTGCAATAATTTTTTAGTAATGCAATGTTTGATAAGCCGTTATGTAAATATGTAAAGTCTGCTTTTAGTCTATTATATGTTTTAATTTCTGATATCAACGGTTGTTGAATATCCTCGTTACTTGCATACCACCAATGTCCTAAAAATCTAAAATCAGAATCTACTCCTGATCTACTGGCATTTGGATCTAACTTTGGCTCGGAATAAAATGAAGAAATCATTTTAGCATCAGCATTGCTAATTGCATCTACAACTTTAAGATCATTACGTTGAGAAATGTCTATAATATCTCTATTAAAGTTAGTAATATAAAAAAGCAAATGTGTAAAGTCTTGTTGTTTTTGTAATTCTTGTATGGCAACAACTGAGGTGCTGGATAGATCTCCGCCTCCAATGCCTACACTTACAGCATTGTCGTCAAATATTTGTCCCGTATGCTTATAGTTATATGTAATAGTAATTGGCCCACCTTTATTACTATCAGGATATTCAACAGTTTCGGGACCATGTGGCTTACTCAAATACCATTCACCATTAGGGAATTGTGCAAAACTGTCACCTGCTACTAATAACTTCATAGTGTTATTTATTTGCGTTTAACTGAGCGTTTCTTATTTCGAGGTTTGTTATTTTGGAAAATTTGATTTTCGTTTATTACTTTAAAACGTATGCCTTTGCGTTTACACCATTCTTGTGCGGCTGTCCACTTAGCGGCATTGATTGCTGTTTGCCATTTTTGGCCTAGGGTTCTAGCATTTTCCATCGTGGTTTGATTGCTAGGTTTAATTTCAATTAGTTCAACATGCTCGGCGCCGTTTTTATCAATGTACTGTATCATAAAGTCGGGTACATAGTTTGCATATTTTCCTGATTGAGGATTTAGATATGGTATCTTAACATTTTCACTTGCCCACTTGATAATGTTAGGATGACTATCGCACATTCTCATAAATGCTAGTTCCCAACTACTTCTAAAAAATGGTTCTCCTGTGCCAACATACTTTTCGCGATGTTGCACCTCAAACCTACCTTGAGCAAATTTTGACATAATATTATTTATTAAGGTTTAATAAGATTAGTTGCAGTGCTTTTTGAATTAACATTAGATGTAAATATTCCGATCCTACTGCCTGCAGGGCGAAGTTCGTTAATAGCACCATAGGCATCTACTACAAGATTTAGTGTATTGGAAGTTAAACTAAAATATTCTAGAGGATCTATGCCTTGTGCTTCAGCAACTTGCATTAATACCGGTCCTAAGGCATCAGCATTTGCTGACTTGAATCCTGCTTTCTCAAGTTTAGATTTAATCATATCTAATTTTTGAAAGTCTTTTATTTTATATTTTTGATCTGTTAGTGTTGCTAAAATTTGAGAGCCTGCTTCTGGTAGCGGAAAATCTATAGTTGCATCTTCTAAATATGCTACTAGTGTGCTACCATTTAGTTCGTAACTTGTTTCGTTACCGAATGTATCATATAGAGAACTACTCATGATTGTGTTCCTGCATCAGGCAAAGCCTGTGGATCTCTAGGTCTCTGTGTCTTACTATCGCCTAACATCTCTACTGGTCGACCATCTTCACCTTGACCATAGATTGGATTATTATTAGCATTGACTCCGTCACCGTCTTGGAACAACCAAGTAATGTTAGTTCCTAAGTTTTCAAATCTTGATTTGTCTTCATCATTTAATCTAAAGTTAACTCTATTATTGATTGTAAAGTTTTCATATTCAAATTGTATTTGAAACTTTCTAAATTCAGTACTTGTATAATCTATATTGCCTAACTGAAACTGCGTTATTGTTGGTTTATATAAAATATATTCTGTACCTCTGCCTGCATGGTATACAACTAATTTTATATGGTCAAAAAAGTTTGCTTGATTAGTAATGTTAAGTCCTGCGGCATTACTATCAAAAGTTTCTTTCATAAAATCGCTATTTCTAGTTAATACATCCGATGCCGATTCATATCCACGTGGGTTAGGATCTCTCTTCTCACCAGTTGTTTTGTTTCTTGGGTTCATATACATATATGAAAAATACTTCATAATCAATGTAAGCCATTCATTATTAACTGTGTCTATTACAGTAACATCCACAGGAGAATAATCAACACCAGTGTTAACTATTCTTTTCATATTGTATTGATTTTTGATTTGCGTATTAAACGTCATAGATGGCAAAGTAGCAGTTTGTAATAAACTGCTAATCTGCTCTCTATATATTGCTGAGTCTGGGCCCAGATTTTTAACTTCTGGGCTAAACACGAATTCGACAAAACCATTAAAGTCAAGCCTTGGTGGTGTGACATTTGGTTTAAATCGGTTTGCGTTCCTATGATCTCGGAAATAAAACCTATTAGGCATTACTTACTCCGATTAGATAGTTACGTTATTACCGACTGTTACTGTTGCTGGGAACGGATCGCCGCCCTCAACTCTACCATTAATGTCGTTACCCTCACCTTGGAAGTGTGTTGCGTTATCGAATCTTACTGCTAAAGTAATCTGTACAGGCTCATTAGCACTGTAATCAGAATCACTATAGTTAACGTTTTGTAAGAAACAACCTTCCAAATACCAAACTTCACTAGAACCAGCATTAACACCATCTAAGATTTCAATTTTCATATCAAACTTATAGTCGTTACCTGCCGCAGGTGTTGTTTGTTGGAAATGGTTAACCTGACGCTGTGCTTGAGCACCAACAAGTTTTGTTACACTGTTAGTGATATCATCTCTGATTACAACTGTAATTGGATCCCATGTGTGTTTACCGTGCATGTAAACTTTAGAGTTATAACTTTCAACAAGAATTTCATCGTAAGTTACAACAGGTCTAGTCACGTTCTGCACATTCTGGGTCAATGTTTTTGCTTCAGCACCACCGCCAAATTGATTCAGGAACGTCACTCTAAAACGATACTTTAGTTTCGGCATTAAAATGCCAGAACCAGTAGCACTATCGTCTGCTATAGGTACGCCGAATTTATTTTTTGTTGGATCTCCAATTGCCATAATGTTCTCCTAAGAACTATAATTTATAGTATTTATTTATCATAATTTGGTAAAAATCATTAACAACTGCTATTTAAAAATAGTGTTACATAAAAAAAGGGCAGTAAAAACTGCCCTTTTACTTAGTCTAAATACTAACTTAGCCTGTTGAACCCAAAGTGTTTTGAATTCTAATTGGTATGTAAATAAACTCAACTGCTTTAACAGGCTGAATAGCAACATCAATGTGCAATTCGTTTCTGTCAATTCTAGCAGGTGTATTGTTTGATGTATCACAAACTGTTACAAAGTCATACAAACCTCTTTGTGTAACTAATTCACTTAAGAATTTGTCAACAACTGCTTTTGCATTTCCTCTTGTTACAGAGTCATTTGGTTCAAACAAGAATGGCTTCACTGCATCATCAAGTAATTCTCTGATGTAGATTACCAATCTAGACACATTAACTCTATCTAATGCACTTGCACTAGCATTAAGTGTCTTCTGACCAAATACTGCAATTCCTCTTCCTGGGAATGAAGCAATTGGGTTAACTTTGTTTAGATAGTATGCATCTCTTTGACCTTCGTTTAGGCTAACTGGTGTAAATTCACCTTCTGCTGGATCTAAGTAACCAACACTTGTTGCGTTGCTTACAAGACCTCTTTGGAAGCCTGCTGGTGCAAACCATGGGAATGCCACCTGGTCGTTAAATGCAATAGTTCTCAATGCCATGTGTGACGCTGGAACCATAATGTTTGAACCATCTAAATCTGTGCTTAGACCGTGTGGGAAATAAACAGCCGCTTGTGGAGAAGAACTTAAAAGTCCATCTTCACCGTTTTCAATTGCGTTGTTGCTGTTAGTTGCCCAGTTCTTAACTGCTTGAGCAGAACTAGAAAGTCTAAATGGTGGATCAATCAAACAGAATACAGTATCTTTTCTGTCAACACTTAGAGTTAACATCTCATCTGTTAGTTCAGGATAGCCTGGAACTGCAACAAGGTTAAATCTATTTGTTTCATTTCTGATATCATCATTTGCACTGATTGCCGCTTGTAAGGCTCTAACTACAGATCTTCTCTGAGCCTTTCTTAACAAGTATAATGAACCATCTGCTTTAAGGCCACTGTGTGATACCCAAGTATTGCCAATTACGTCTGAACCAACAGTGTAATTAACTTTATACTCTTTAACGTTACCGCCACTAGCTCTTGTGTTCCAAGCAAGTATACCTTGTGGGTATAAACTTGGAGCAGGTCTATCAGCATCAATGCTTGCTGTTGCACTTGCTCTAAAGTCAGCAAAAACAATACCGTCTGCTGTGCTTTGATCTGTTAAATCAATCAAGTTCCAACTAGAACCATCATGTCTATAGAGTTTTAAGTTTTCAGTATCTGCACTGTTTAACCAAACATCGCCATCTACTAATGAGCTTGAACCGTCGCTTTGAAGTGTTGGTTCTGTTGCTTTAGTTTGGAAATCTTTTGAAAGTGTTTGCCAACCTGAACCATTGTGCTCAAGTAAATCAATATTTGTTGTGCTGATATCTGCATCGTACCATAGTGTACCGTCTAATGTTGAACCTACTGGTGCTGTTGCTTTTGCTTCGTACTCTGCCGCTTCCCAGTTAGTGTTAAGACCTGCACTCATATTAATTGCACCTAAACCGAAACTAGAATTACCTAATTTAAGTTCGATATCGTTGCCCTCTGAGTTAACAAGTGTTACTACACCGTCAACATTACTTGCTGTAACTTGGTTTGCGTATGTAGTTGAAGCATTTGCACTACCT